CGAGCCGCGCGCGCTGCACTGCATTGTCTGGCACAAGATGTGCCACGCCACTACCGAAATTTGTATAACCGTTCACGGGGATGCCACCATGCCCAGCGACATTGAGGCATGTTCGCCAGCATCCGGCTATCTCGGCTGTCGGGCATATGTTCGGGCCGCCCGCCAACGTATACGGTGACAGGTAAAGAATAGCGGTCATGTAACCGCGCGCCTGTCCCTTAACCGTTTTCGGGTTCGCGTCGATATTGAGTAGTTTCACGAGGAGTGACTCTTGGCCAAGTATTCGGCTGGTGTCGGCAGACTTCCGCGCACGTTGCCTAGGTGCTCGGTAACCCATTCGTCTGTGGCCGCGACGAGTGCACCGTAGCGCAATACTTCCGCGCGGTATGTGTCGCCTAGATCATAGCCGCCGAACGTATATGGACTCGAAACACCGCAAAACCAGCGAGCGTACTGGTCGCGTTCTTCGGACTTGGCCGCCTTGTAACACTTGAGCACACGCCATTCCCATTCGTCGCGCTTGTCAGCGAAAATCGCGTGAGGATTCTCGTAACTGGCTGTTTTCTTTAGTGACATGTGACTGACTCCTAAAAACCGTTCGCCCAAGCCCCAACGAACGCGAGTGCGCACACGCGCTCATACTCGGCCCGTGCCGCGGCTCTCACACGGTCGTACTCGGCCCGTGCCGGGGCGCACACGCGCTCGTACTCGGCCCCGCGCGCACGGTCGTACTCGGCCCGTGCCGCGGTGCACACGCGCTCATACTCGGCCCATGCCGCGGCGCGCGCCCGGTCGTACTCGGCCCCTGTCGGGGCGCACATGCGCTCGTACTCGACCAGTGCCGAGTCGGAAAGCAGATTAGCGGCGGCCCACCGCCAGTCAAAGGCACCAGCATACTCTAGTGCTAGCGCGGCGGTAGGGACTATGCCGCGCGGCCACAGGTCATGGAATCTCTGGACTTGCGAGGCACATGCGCCCGCGCTTATGAGGAAGCGCGCGGTGATACGTTTCGCTGCCATGATCGTTAAGCTCCTTCTGTGTAAAAACGCGGGATTTACGAAAACCACCGCAGTTCGCAAAGCAGTTCGCAAACTACCTCGTTTCCAGGGCATCGCTCGCGTTCAGCGGTCTCGCGTGAGGGCCATGTCCGCGCGGACTGTAGCGACCGGACATAGCTACTTGCCGAGCCAGCCGGCGCTACATATGCGCCGTCGGTGATACGCTTTATGACGTAGCTCATGAAAACCACCGCGCGGCCATGCGAGCGCCAAACAGCTTGCGGAAATGGGCGCGGAGCCAGTCGCCGGGCGTCTTGCCGTCGATATTGTCGTGTACGGCTTCGCTGCCAGGGTAGTTGCCTCGGAGTCTCGCTCCGCTATGTTTGGGCATCGCGTGCTCGCGCGTCCAGGCCCAAAGCGCCGAGGCTAGCACGGCGCACGCGGCTTTACGGTACTCGGTCGGGAAGTACTGGCCTGTGCAGTAATCAACGCGCCAAACCTTTGCGGGGCGAGTGTCGTATATACTCGCCTTGCCCGGCTCACTAAACTGTAGCCGCCCGCTGTACGCGGACTGCGACGCTTCAAGGATCATATCGGCCGTGATCGAGTCGCGCAGCTCGACTGTACGACGAATCACGCGGTAGTCGTGTAAGTCTTTCGTGATGCTGCGCGACTCTGAGCGATAGCTTGCGGCGTCGCTGTAGTTCCCCGGCTCCATGCCGGGGCGCTGACGTACGAATGTGTCGAGCGCGGTGAGAATTGCTTGCTTGCGTGGTTCCATTTTTCACTCTCCCGTGTTAACCCTAATACCATGCAAACCCCGTGCCAACGTAGAGTTACCCGCGCTGATGCTCGCATTTAACCGAGTGTATATGGACGCACAACGTCACAATGTGACCAAAACGTCACAATATGACAATTCTTGTCACGTCTAAGTGGCGTAGGTATGCGGTTTCGGTGTTGGCATGGCCATTGCATAGTGTTCTACGACCACACACACTGGAGCAAAACGAGATGACCATAGGCGAACAAATCGACGGCTTGCTAGACTCGCTGCGAGACTACACGATCGCGGGTCTACTGGAGCAAGAATGTCGGCGGCGCCACTCGCGCGGCCACACTGATCAGGACTGGCAAGCCCGCGCCGATTTCTGGCAACGCGCCGAACTGGGCGCGGCGCTCGAGACCCACAAGGTTTGACAAAACGGAGACGGCCCCCGCAAGGGGCCGAATTTACAGAATGAAGGACGCACTGCCTGTCATAATCTTGGTCGCGCGCTCAGCGCGGCGGGCTCTCGCGGCTCTCGCGCCGCGCGGGTTCAGCGGCCGATTGCGGAATTTTTCAGATACAAAGTTTTCGGCAATGCGGAATTTTTTGAATACAAAGTTTTGGGTAAAAAGAGGATCCATGAACACAACACGTCGCAATCAGTATCGACAGGCCCTTCGCCGCGTGCTTGAGGGCACGGGGGCGAAGTTCACGATCGTCCAGTTTATCAAGCAGGATGGGAGCCTGCGCACCATGCTCATTCAGCATGCCGCGGCAAAGTTTCGGGTGAAGGGGGAGGCCGCCCCAGAGCACAAGCGGCGCGCTGCGGAAACGCGCGCATACAATCATCCGGAGCTATTCAATACCTACGACGTCGACCGTAACGCCATCCGTTCGGTCAACCTCGACACGGTGATCACGATCCGGTCCTTCGGGCGCGACCTGTACAGCGCCCCACAGCTCTACATAGAGTCCATGCTGGAGGTCGCGTCATGAAAATCGAAGAACGCAACGAACTGGTCGTCCGATACATCCCCGTGGTGAAGCGCATCGTGCGCGGCCTACGGCTGGATTTCAACATTCAGGACGACTGCATTCAGGTCGGGAATCTCAGCGTAATCAAGCAGGTGGATGTGTGGGCAGCTGCCCACCCTGCCGAGGATTGGGACGACGGGGGGCACGCGATGCTCGAGAAATCCATCCGCCGCGATGTGCTACGCGAGAAGGCGCGGCTCGAGTCCTGTGGAGACGTCAACATCGAGTCTCTGGACGAAGTTGGGGAGTACGCCTCGGAGACGGAGGATCACGAGGATTGGAGCACTCGAGTCGGCGGGTCCAAGTGGACGGCGTTCGTTTTGCCGATCGTGAACGACAAAAACATCGACATCGACTCTGCGCTGACGCGTGACAGGCTGATGGCACGCATCAAACAGCTGCGCCACCTCGGGCGGCGCATGGCCCTCGGAGTGTTGGCCGGCCACACAGTTTCAGCCATGGCAGAGACCATGGGGCTGTCACAATCTACAGCGGATCGCGTTTACCAGAAGATGGTCACCGCCCTTCGCGAGGCGATGAGCTGAGCGGGTAACTTACCTCTGGCCGTGGCCTTCAAGCCGCGGAGACCTTTGGGGGATAAAGGGGGAACTAGTCTTCGCCGGCTACGGCCGGCAACAGCGAAGCGCGCTACGCTATGTCAATCAGTAGATTGACTTGAAGAGGGAGTAGGAACTTGAGTCAGTTCGACATGTTCGTCTCACAGCAAACCGAGCAGCTGCCTGCCGGCAGCACTCGCAGAGTCCAGTGCCCTGCATGCCAAGGCGGCGACAAAGGCGAGACGACATTCGTCGTCGGCCGAGAGCCGAATCACGTGTGGTTCAAGTGCTTCCGGGCCAAGTGTGGTGTCGCTGGCATCGTTGGCAGTGCCAACCTACCGCCGGCCATCGCCGCCGAGGTCAGCCGTGCCATGGCGCGTATCCGCCCATACCGAAATCCGATCCTCCCGCTGTGGTTTGTCGACCAGGAGTACTTTCGTCAGCGGTTCGAGCTGGACGTGACCGATAGCGTCATAGGGGGGACTGTCCACGACGAATACATACTGCCCGTCCGAGGCCCGAACTACGACCTGCGCGGGCATGTGGTGCGTCAGCCCGTGTGGAAGGGTGAGCCGCGCGCGCCGCGCGCTGGGCGCACCTGGGACTGGGACGCGAATGAGGGGCAGGGCGCACCGATGGTCAAGACCAGGGTCTACCCGTGCAGCCCATCGCCGCTCCTGGCGTGGTACAAGGGCGACGGTTGGGCGTTGGATGACTGGCCCTACCATGGGCACCTGGTCGTAGTCGAAGACCAAATCAGCGCCATCAAGGTGGCGCAGGCTGGAGTGCATGCGGTGGCCCTCCTGGGCAACGGCATGAATATCGAAATGGTGCGAGATATCGTACGGACGCAGCCAAGCTGCGTGACGATCGCTCTGGACCCGGGGGCCGAAGATCAGGCACAATCCCTGGCGAGGAAGTGGGGCCTCTACTGGAAGCGCACGCGCGTCGTGGCGCTCGAGGCCGACCCGAAGGACATCCTGGCACACTGCCTACTCGAAGAGCTGGGCCTATGAAGGTCATCATCGCGGGCGGCAGGGACTTTGGTAACCGCTTGACGCCTGCCGGCGCCATTGACGAGAAGTGGGCGCAGCAGTGCTGGTACGATCTGTGCCGCGAGCTTGCCCAGCTGGCGTATGACCGGGTAGGGACGAAGATCGTTTCCGGGATGGCGCCAGGCGCGGACACGCTTGGCGTCCAGTTCGCTGGGAGCCTCGATCTGCCGCTGCACAAGTTTCCAGCCGATTGGGATGGCTTGGGTAAAGGCGCAGGTCCCGCCCGCAATCAACAGATGGCCGAATTCGCAGATGTCCTGGTGGCGTTCTGGGACGGCTACTCGAACGGCACGCGCGACATGATCGAGCGAGCGCTGAAGCGCGGACTCGAGCTTCACGTCTACCCCTACGAGCCCGCAGAGGAACGCTTCTGATGTTCGATGCAAAAATTGTAGGGGCGTGTATAGCGTCCCGGGACGCATACAACAAGGTGGTGGCCCATGTCGACCCTCACGAGTTCACACCAACTGGGCAGTTCTGGTGGAAGCTCGTCCAGGCGTGGTACGAGAGCGACCCAAAGGCGACAGGCATCGATGCGGGTCTACTTCGCGATCGGGCCGAACGTGCCGCCGGACGCAATGCCGGGATGGCTCTTGATTGGTTCGAGTCTCTTCAACGTGAGACATGCCCTTCGCCTGACAACGTCGCGTGGGAAGTGCTGGAACTGAAGCGCACCGTCAAGTGGCGCGAGCTTGCTGCCGCCATGGAAGGGGAATGGGATCGCGATTCAATCAATCGGCTGGTGATCGAACACGCCGATCTCATGAAGGCGACGTCGCTGACGAAGCGTTCTACGGTCGATTGGGGTGCGGACTGGGACGAGCTGTCCGACGCGGTAAGCGCCGGTAAGCGTCTCCGGCTCTGGCCGGAGAAGCTGCAGGAGAAGACCGACGGTGCATTACCCGGGACCCACATCGTGGTCTTCGGCCGGCCGGAGTCAGGCAAGACCCTCATCACGATCAACATGGTGTGCGGCGCCCTGCGGGACGGGCACAAGGTGCTGTACATTGGCAACGAGGAAGGGGTCAACACCATCCGGGAGCGGATCCGGTGGAACCTCGCTGGGATGACGCGGGCCGAGGTCGAGAAGTTCAAGGACGAGGCCAATGCGCGCGTCCGCCGGAAGGGGGGGGACAACCTCAAGACCGCACACCTGTACCCAGGCTCCGCCGCGGAGATCGAGGAGTACGTCGACGAGTTCAAGCCAGCAATGCTGGTCGTCGACCAGCTGCGCAACCTGCACGCGCCAGGCTCTCGCGGAGGCACGAAGGCCCAGCGCCTGGATGACGTCGCTTGCGACATTCGGCAGATCAGCGCCAAGTACAGCTGTGTGGCCGTTTCAATCGGCCAGGCCAACGCAGGGGAGCATGGGCGCCACAAGGTGTGGCTCGATCTGGATGACTTCGACGAGAGCCGCACAGGCGTTCCTGGGCAGGCGGACCTGATGATTGGGGTTGGAGTGGACCCTACGCTTGACGCGCACAACCAGCGCGCACTCAGCCTGCCGAAGAATAAGCTGTCTGGTGACCACGCGGGATTCATCGTCAACATCGACCGATACCGGTCAAAGGTGCAGTAATGAACGCAGTAGAAGCAACGGCAATGGTGGAGACTGCGCTCGAGCAGCGCCGAAAGTTCGGGAAGCACTTCGGGGTGCGGGATATGCCGCCGGAGTTCCTGGATGCCCTGGTCATGGAGTTCGATCGCCTCACGGCGGCGGCCACGATCACGGCCGATGGGGAGATCGCGAAGGTCAATGAGCTGGCAGTAAAGCAGCATGACGAGATCGTCCTGCTGAAGCGCCAGCTTGGCGCCGCCAAGTCCCGGGAAACTGGGCTACGGAAGCAGCTGGCGAAGGCTGCGGATGCGGGGCTGTCGGTGGGTAACTCGGCCGAGTAGCCGGCCTTCAAGCCGCGGATGCGTACCAATACTCGAATGATCACTTCGTCGGCCCTCGACACGGATAACTACGTTGTCCTGGACTTCGAGACCGATACGAGTCACGGGGACTACGGCCACCCAGTGCATCCCGACAACGGGCTGCTCCTGGCGTGCTACAAGCACGGGCCTGGCCACCCCTGGACCAAAGCCTGGGGCGAGACGGGTACGCTGGAGTTGTGGGCGGACGAGTATGGGATGGGCTCCTTGGTGCAGGCCATCGAGGACTCGGACCTGCTCGTCTGCCACAACGCCAAATACGAGCTGGGCTGGCTGATCCGCCGCTGCGGGCTGGGCAACCGCCGTGTTCCGCCGATCTTCTGCACGAAGTTGGGCGAGTATGTGCTGATGGGGAACCTCGCGGCAGGGGATGACCTGAACGCCCCGCGCTCGACCTCGCTGGACGACTGCGCGCAGCGCCGCGGGATGCCGCCGAAGGATCCGGTCGTCGACATGATGATCAAGCACGGCATCAATCCTGTCCGAATTCCAAAGACCTGGTTAGAGGGGCGCTGCAGGCAGGACGTGGATACCACGGAGCGAGTGTTCCTCGAACAGCGGGAAGAGCTGCGCCGTACAAACCGTTTGGGTGTACTGCTGACGCGGACCATTCTGACGCCAGTGCTGGCCGAAATGGAGTGCGTCGGCATGAAGCTCGACGCGGGGCGTGTGCAGACAGCATATGACGAGCATGTTCAGCTGCTGGCACAGTACGAACAGGAAATGACCGGCATCACGGGAGGGATCAACTGGAAGAGCGGCACGCAGGTGGCGGAGTTCCTGTACAACCCGCCGAAGCCGCAGCCCAAGTTTGCGCCGGACGCCATCACGCCGATCTGGCTGGTGCCGAATCGGAACGGAAAGCTGGTCGAGGTCCCGGAGGGCAGCGTGCAGTACAACAAGCTGCTGGTCGCGCTTGAATCGAAGATCGCGAAGAACCAGGAAGACGGGAGCCCCGCGAGCGATCACCGCATACGTGCAATGACGTCACCCGGGCTGGGCTTCGCTGAGCTGCAGAAATGGAACGGCGAGCTGAAGCGCACGGCCGGCGGCAAGCCGATGACGGACCAGAAGACGCTCGACAAGCTCGTCGCGCGCACGGCGAAGCAGAGGACGTTCGTCGGCTGCCGCAAGCGGCTGGGCAAGGTCAGCGCAGCGCTTACGAAGTCGCTGTACTTCTATCAGGGGGTGTGCAAAGAGCACGACGGGGTGTTCCATGCCGAGATCAACCAGACGAAGACTGCCACGCATCGCACATCGAGCACGGGCATCCCGCTCATCTTCAAGATGTACGAGCGGGAAGGGGAAGACAACGGCCCCAAGAGTGCGCAATTCCAGAATCTACCCAATGCTTTCAAGCCACTCTTTTGCGCTCGTGACAAAGATCGCCTCGTGGCCGAGGCAGACGGTTCGCAGCTAGAGTTCCGCGTCGCCGGCCAGGTGTCCCGGGACACGCAGATGGTCGAGGACATCCTGAATCCGGAGTTCGACGCCCACTGCACCAGTGCGGCGGCGATGAAGGGCATCCCGTACGCAGACTTCATGGTGGAGTTCAAGGCGGGGAACCCGCAGTACGTCGGCTGGCGCAAGGCTGCCAAGCCTGACACGTTCGGCCCTCTGTACGGTAAGCAGTTCGGCTCGCCAGAGCAGCTGCGCTGGATCGAGGAATTCCGTCGCCGTTACGCAGGTTTCTACGCGTACTCCGAGAGCAACGTCCACAAGGTGCTCGCGGACGGCGTGTTGGCTCTTCCATGGGGCATGCGGTACTACTGGCCGCACGCAAAGATCTCGAGCAGTGGGTACATCAACTGCTCGACGGCAGTCTACAACTACCCTATCCAGGGTTTCGCGACGGCAGAGATCATCCCAATTGCGGTAGCAAGTTTCAAACAGCGTATTGCGGAGGCTGAGGATTCCGGAGCGATCAAACCTGGTGCCGTCGTGATCCTCAATACGGTCCACGACTCCGTGGTCTGTGACATCGCGGCCAGTGCGCTGGACGTCTGGAAGGACATCGCCCGCAACTCTTTCACGCTCGACGTGTACACCTACTTGCGGAACGTCTACAAGTATGACTTCGATTTGGTCCCACTCGGAGTCGGGATGAATTATGGGACACACTGGGCGGACGATGCCAACGCCGAGGAAGAGTGGGACGTGTATCCAACGGGCCAATTGGTCAAACGAAAGTAGGAGATTGTGATGGGAGATCGAATCAAGGTCGAGGGTTTCGTCGAGAAGATTTTCGTGAAGGAAGGGACCAACGCACGGGGTGCGTGGCAGGCGTTTAGCATCAAGCTACAGCGCGCCAGTGGCGAAGTCGATCCTCGGTTCTTCCAGTTCGGGTTCGAGCGCCCGAAGTTCAAGGAAGGGGATTACGTCGCGTTCGAGGCCGAGGTCAAGGATGACAAGGCAGCGAAGTTCATCGAGGGCAGTGGCAGCAAGCCGAAGAATCCCCCGACGAAGCCCGCGGCTCCGCAGCGTCCGGGTGGTACGGGCGGGAAGCCGGGCGGTGGGGGTGGTTACAAGCCTCGTCCGCCGGTCGAGTCGAAGCTCTTCGGTCAGATCGGGCAGAACAGCACCGAAGATGACGTGCGCCGGATCTCGTACGCTTCGGCGCGTACCGCGGCACTCGGCGCGGTCGACATTCTGCTGAAGAATGATGCGCTGCCGATGTCGGCTGCGAAGACCAAGGCCGGGCAGGCTTCGCGGTTCGACGAGGTCACGGCAGCAATCGACAAGCTGACGATCGAGTACTTCTTCGACAGCGCCACGGGGCGCAAGCTCTCGACGGTCGCGGATGCGGGCTCTAAGGAGTCGCGCGTGACGGGATTGCCGACGGCGGAACCGGGCAAGGCCGCAGCGCCTGCTGCGTCCGAGACCGAGGCCGGCGACGAGCCTCCGCAGGACGACGGCGACGACGCGCCGCCGGAGGACGAAGACAAGTTCTAGCAGGCCGACCTGGCCTGCGGTCAGGTCTAGTGGGGTGGTTGGGAGTGAGGCGCTGGGTAGCGCGCTGTGCAACGACGGCTGTCTGGGTGAGCCACGGGGCCTAGTACAGAGGGGAGGAGTCGAAGCCCTCCCACTCCCTCTTTTTCGGAGAGCGAGGATATGGGCTTTTTAAATGCTCTGGCCTGGACTGTGATCGTGTTGTGGTTGCTTCGCACCATGTATTTCAGCGTCTTACAGCTGACAGATAGGAATCCGATGCGTATCGCAGCGCGTCAGGTGATGGCACAGCGTACGGGCGGGTGGTGGTTCCTTGGTTCAATAGTCGCGGCTCTATGGTTGGTGTTCGGATGAGTGTCGTCATCATACGACCGATTGTCCCATCGCTGCCGAGAGTGTAGTAGGGCTCACGCGAAGCAATACCCTAGTCGGTGGACTGAGCGCCGGGCTGAACAGCAGCGCGTGCGGAGAGCTATGTGAGTACGCCCACGATTATTATAGACAGTGACCCTATAATTTACGGCGCAGGCTTCGCATCGCAGGAGTCGACGTACGAGTACATCCTCGAGAAGGATGGCCAGCTGCATCAGGAGACCTTCAGCGACGGCAACGTCGCGCGTACGTTCATCAAGGACAACGGCTACGAGGTCGTTGACCGCACCGTGCACATCGAAGCGAAGCCCGAAGGGTTCGCGCGGCAGTGCGCGAAGACACAGATCGATTCAATCATCCGTCGCTGTTGCGACGAGCTGGGTGTGACCGATGCGGACGTGGAAATGTATCTGTCTGGGCCGGGTAACTATCGATACCAACTTGCAACGATCTCGCCCTATAAAGGCGATCGTCCGCCTCCGCCCGTACATTATCAGGTGCTCCGCGACTATCTCACCGAGCGATGGAATGCTGTGGTTGTTTCAGGGATGGAAGCGGACGACAAGGTATCGATTCGCTGCCGGGAATTGGCGGCGGACGGAACGCGGTTCATACTTGCTACCATCGACAAGGACCTTGACCAAGTCCCTGGTCTGCATTACGGATACAAGGACAAGGTCTTCTATGATGTTTCCCAGGAAGAGGGCGAGCTGGTATTCTGGCGCCAATGCATTAGCGGTGACGCTACCGACAACATTCCGGGCTGCTACAAGATCGGCGCGGCGAAAGCGGAGAAGCTCCTAGCCTTGTGGCAGGGACAGCACGAGGAGCTTCCTGTGCCGCCGTCGTGGCCCTTGTATGTGTGGGGTCGCATCGTCGACACGTTCGCGGAGACCCTCACCAAGTATCCCGATCGCTATCCGAAGGGCATGACGCCTGACGCCGCCGCGCTCGAGACTGCCCGACTCGTCTGGATGCAAGTTTACGAGGGCGCGTTGTGGGATTCACCTGGAGTGCCATATGGAGAAGTTTCATCGTTGGCCATTGTTCGATAGGCTGGTGCTGCAGTATTTCAGCGACGAGACTGGGTGGTCCAACGTCACTGAGTGGGAGTCAACGGACATCGTCGCTTTAGAGTTGTTCGCCAACGCAGAGTTGCAACGCCGCGCAGCGGCAGGAGTCGAAGTCCATGGAAACCGCACAGTCCACTGACCGGCAAGACAGGGGCCCGTCGATAACCTGCTTCCCGTCTGGCAAGCAGTTCTACATCAACTTCCCGACGTTCGACATCGAGGATATCGCCCATGCCCTGGGCATGACGTGCCGCTTCAACGGTCACGTCCGCCACTTCTACTCCGTCGCGGAGCACAGCGTGATCGTTGCGCTGCTGATGCAGGAGCTGGCCCTGGGAGACCCGATGGAAGGGCTACTGCACGACGCCCACGAGGCGTACGTCGGCGACATCGTGGCCCCGTGGAAGGATGTGATCAACGACTGGCGCGTGTTCGAGCAGAGGCTCGAAGAGGAGCTGCGGGACTACTTCCGCCTCCCGGCGTCCAAGACGGCCGGCTGCCGGCAGGCCGATCGCCTGGCTCTACACATCGAGTCGTGGTTTCTGAAGGTGCGGCGGGGTGAGATAGGCTCTCGGCCTGGGGACAGTGACGCAGACGAGGATCGCCGCTTGCGCGCCATCGCGCAGGACTTGATCGATAAGCAACACTGGCGCACCCTGAACCTCCTGCCGTCGGAAGCGACTGCGGCATTCCTGAAGCACTACAACTTTCTGCGATCGTAGGAGGCAGCGTGGNGAAGGACAANACTCGCGAGAGGAAGCTCCCCGAATGGACAAAGACCAGAACGGTGGTTACGTGTCGTGCGAGTGCGGCGCTTGTGTCCTACTACGGGCTGAGCGACGGAACGAAGTTCGTGTCGTGGCACGACGTCCAGGGCGCCTATCGTCAAGGCGCGCGGGTGCAGCGGCCATGATGAAGCTCGTAGCACAAGGTATCGGCCTAGGCATCGGGTTCTTCATTGGTCAGACGGCCATGCAGCTCCTCCTGGCCTACATCGTATCGGTGAGCCTTCAATGAAAGCCCCCAAATACAGCCCGACGTGGTTCCCCCCGGAACAATTCAAGCTCGGGGGCCGGACCTGGACGACTGAACTGGTTCACCGTCGGGGGCAGTGGGCGGGCACATGCACCCCCAGCCACTGCCGCATTCGACTTAATCTCCGGTGTATCGAAAGCGACGAGGAGATGCGGCACACCTTCATCCACGAGCTGCTGCATGCTGTGGCTGCTACGATGGGGTGGAAGAGCTTCTATCGGAACGAGGGAAAGATTGACGCCCTCGCCTGTCTGCTCACGCAATTTGAGGCGACGGCAGTATGGCGCGGCTAACCAATAAGCGCAGCGACAAGCGCTGGCAAACGGAGGATGGCGATGTTTGGGCAAGCAAATTGGAAGCGATCATTTTTGAACGAATCAGCGGACATCCTGGAGTTAGTGTGCGTCGCTGCAGCGAGTCGCAAGGTGATACCTTTGCTTACACAACGAATGTCCGTTCCGGAAGCTGTGGAGCATGCGGCTCTGGTGACATTGTTCAACGCCGGACGTATACGCCTGATCTGTGTCTCTCACCACGTACCGCCGGAGTGGCAGGCTCAGACCACCATCAACGACGTTATCTCGAGATTAAAGGCTATTTTCCCGGGCCCAAACGTAACCTTCTCAGGGCGTTTCTCAAAACCGGGCCGAGCCTTGATCTACGTCTCGTTCTCGAGCGAGACCAGCGCGCCACGCGCAGCGTGACGTTGCTCGAGTACTGCCACAAGTTTTTCAAATTGCCGGTCCATATCTGGGACGGCCAACTACCGAGGTCTTGGTATGAATTCTAAGCCTGTGGACATGCTGATCCAATTCCTTACGACTCCTCCCGCTCCTCGGCCGGGTCGCGAGACAACACTCCAGCTGACGGTCGAGCAGGCCGCGAACGTCGCGGACATCGTCGCGAGCTTGAAGACTGACAACGCTCGCCTCACGGAGCGCAACCGCAACCAGCGGCTTGAGCTTCGCCGGCTGAACGCGGCGCACCTGGTGAAGAACGCGCGCGTGCACAACCTAGAGAAGGCCCTGGCGACCGAGCAGATCGACACAGTCGCGCTGACGTCCACGATACGTGCCTTTCTGGAGGGCGAGATCGTGGTGATCAAGCCCTTCGAGCAGGTGCCAATGCCTGCCGGCGGAGGGCCAGATCTCATGTCGCTGGTGCGGGACCTTACACCGACGCCGGGTAACTTCAAGGGCTGAGCGGCCTTCAAGCCGCGGACACAGGAGAATTTATGAAGTACGAACGTGGGTTCATCGTCCCGGGCATTGCCCAACTGGCCATCATCGCCATCATCGTCGCCCTCATTTTCGGCACGAAAAAGCTTCGCATGTTCGGCGGAGACCTGGGTGGGATGTTCAAGGGCATCAAGGACGGCTTCCGTGAGGCGGCACAGGCCACCGAGGAGCTGGCGCCGGAAGTGCGCGAGGCCATCGCCGACGTGAAGGCTATCCATGCCCAGGGCCAATCGTTTATGCCGGTTCGTCATACCGCGGTGCAGGACGACTACAGTTACAACAACGACGAGGACCCGCACTAGTGTACCAGCCGATCCGCCCCATCACGCATGTTAACGGCTTCTCGATCGCGCCGGGATTCTTCGGTGCTTTCGAGACCAACACCGCTGAAGCCAACAAGGAATTTCTACATGAACAATGGTCACGATGCGTACATAAGCTCGATGATAGCCGCTGCGGATGCAGCACGTGCTCAGGAAGAGGAGTACTTCCTCTGGAGGGACGCGGTCGAGGTTTCGAACGAGTTGGCTGCCCAGACTGTCACGGTCTCGGACACGTTGTCTCCGCGCCTTCTGGGGCGGATGTCGTCGGCTGAGCGCAAGGAATACCCCATTACGCGGGGCGTCCTGGATTACTTTCCGGACGCGCTGGCGCTCGTCTCCCACCTGTCCTGGGCCGGTAATCAAAAGCACAATCCCGGGCAGCCTATGCACTGGGCTCGCTCGAAGAGCGGGGACCATTCGGACTGCCTCGGTCGCCATTTGCTCGAGCGGGATGGGTCCGACTTCCTCGAGCTGGACGACGGCCAGCGGGTCGAGATCCCGCACCGCGTTGCCATTGCCTGGCGCGCACTGGCAGAGCTGCAGCTGTGGGCGGAGCAGGAGTTCGGCTTGGGCATGGCGCCGGGAGCCCGTGAATGAAGATACTCGAGATCGACATCGAGACAGCCCCGAACGTCGCATACGTCTGGTCTTTGTTCGACCAGAACGTGCCGATCGATCGGCTGGTGGCCCCTGGCTATACGCTGTGCTTCGCTGCGCGCTGGCAGGGCAGCCGTGAGATCATGTTCCACTCCGTCTGGACCGACGGGCCGGAGGCCATGATCGCGAAGGCGTGGGCCCTGCTGAACGAAGCGGACATGCTGGTCCACTACAACGGCAAAAAGTTCGACGTGCCAACCCTCAACCGGGAGTTCGTGCTGGTAGGTATGGTGCCTCCGAGCAACTACCACGAGGTCGACCTGTACCAGGTGGTGCGGCGTCGCTTCCGCTTCGCCAGCAACAAGCTCGACTTCGTCGCGCAACAGCTGGGCCTAGGCTCTAAGGTGAGGCACAAGGGCATGCAGCTGTGGCGCGAGGTCATGGGCGGCGTGGAGAAGTCCCAGCGGGTTATGGAGCGGTACAACAAGGGCGACGTGCGCCTGCTGGCGCGCCTGTACACGAAGCTCCTGCCGTGGATCAACAACCATCCGAACCGTGGCCTATGGGTGGACAACCCCAGCAAGCCGGTGTGCCGCAACTGTGGTGGCACGCACCTGAAGAAGAACGGGAGCGAGAAGCGGTTCACGCTCAGCTACAATCGATTCAAGTGTCTGGACTGCGGCGCCAATCTGCGCAGCCGCATCAGTATCAAGGGGCAGCGCAATGCGAATATCATGGTGTAGCCGGTGAACCAGTCGGCGCTAAGTGATTCGCTGGTCTTGCGGGAGACGCGGTTCTCCCCGCCGGACAACAAGGGTCGAGTGCAGCTCGCGTTCGTGCTGCCCTCGGGTAGGAAGGTCACGTCCACCGACTGGCTAGTGCCGGGTGAGATCAAGGGAAAGGTGCTAATCGCATGGGCAACCGCAATCAGGGCGGAAGACGCCTTCGACATTCAGCAACGAGAGGAGCAAGAGAAGCTGGCCCGTGCAGAGAAACGCGCGCGCGCGCTCTCCTCAGCTGTGCACTCGGACTCAGATGCGCCTGCGCAGAGGCCGTCCTCGAACGAGCCAAGCGGTTCTTCGGGGACAAGCCCTGTCGGCACATTACCGAGTTCATCAACTCTGTCCTCGCTGCCGGACGATCCGCGGGAGCTGATCGCCGCAAAACTCAGCGCTTTGCGTACCTCTCACGAAAGGGAGGTCGCCCTGCGCGACGCATCGATCCAGAGAATCGCGGAGATCGCGTCGTCTATCGACCAATGGGCAGCGGTGATGCGCGGGCTCTTGTCCGTCAGCCCTCCGCCAGACCCTCCATCGCCAGCCTCAAGCGAGCCGGCAAAGGAAGCTTCCGCAACCGAGCCCGCTTCAGACTGGCTCGAGCAGTCGAAATCCTCCCCAGTCTCTACACCGCCGAAGCTATCGCGCAGCCAGCGCAGGAAGGTACGCCGTGAGTTCTCGCACGCGGAAGGAACACAAGCCCCAGCACCTGGAGTGGATGACGCTGGAAGTGACGCATCAGCTCGGGTAAATCGCGGGCAATAAAAAAGGGGCAGAGCCTGTCTTACGACAGGATGCCCCAGTGGGAGAGTCACGACGCCGGCCTAACAAGCCGGCGTTTTTATTTCTATTCCTCGACGATCGGGATGAACCCGTCAGGGTCTACCCGCCATTGCTTGCCTGGTGTATCGGTCACCACATATACAGGGATGTAGTCAATCCATTCACGAAGCCCCGTCACGTCCGACAGAGTCTGCACGCGCATAGCTGCCCCGTCATTGTAGATGTCGAAGCCGTCTGCTGGGGTGCCCCCGAGGTCTACCCCGTATCCTAGGCCCAGGTTGATATTGAGCAGCAGAAGCATCTTAGATACCTACCCCAAGCATCAGTCCGCGATGAATGAGCGTGGCTCCCCCGCCTCCTGCCGTCTCACCAAGAGCAAACGCCGCCGCAGACCAGTCGTTGACGCCACTCAAGGTGCCCGCAGGGTCGTATGTGCCCGCGTCGTCTATGCGGTATTGCGCGTGGCGGCCCGTGGCGGTGCCAAGTTTCGTCCATCCCGTGCCCGCGGTGAAGGACGAAGCTCCGTAGTCCGCCCCTCCCATGAACGAGATCGAGCGCTTTGAGGTGGTGAGTGACCCGGCGTCGATAGCCGTAGTGCCGCCGGAGTTTGTTTGCGAGGTCGCGGAGAGGGCGTCGGCCGAGGCCCACGTCCCATTAACCGGCAGGACGCCGATTCGCCGAAACGGCGAGCTATTCGGATAGGTGCAGGTGACGGTATGGCTTGCTCCAACGGAGGTCGGAACACACCAACAAATCCCGCACTTCGCTCCCGCACCATTGCTGACGACCGCGGTTTGCCATGTGTTGCCCTTGCTGTCGCTAAAGGTCAGCGTGGTGTTGCTTGTGTCCTCCCACGTTACCGAGGCAATCAGTAGTTGCCCGGACGATGAGGTAAACGACGACGACGTTACCGTCAGCGTGCTTGCATCTGCGCCCGAGTAGGCTACCCAAGTGCCTGCGCTAATTGCCACAAACTAGCCAATCGTCGCGATCAGCGCGTCAGCCCTCGTGCGGAACTGTGCAAGCTGCGCGGTCGTGAACGTCAGTTCGGTGAAAGTCCCGCTCGCATCCACGGTGTAGATCAGCAAGGCCCCCGTCGCGACGTCTTTCGGGAAATTCGCGCCGATCCAGTCCCGTAGGGACGTGGCCTCAGTCACCATCGCGGTGAACTCCGCGGCCACGTCGAGCGAGCCATTCCCCTTCTGCGCCTGCGCATAGGCGCCAATGCCGGGACGAGAGGCCGTCGAATTCCACGCGGATATGGCCCGAGACAGCGTTCCAACGAACTCGATAACCTGTTGTCGGCCAATAGGACCCGCCGCACTCGCGTTACGCAAGGCGATGGTCATTGTCTTAATCTTCAGCGCCTGCGCGTCAGCAGTCCCTAGCTCGGATTGCAGTGACGGGGTACTAGCGGGGTAGCTCATTAAAACTCCAATTCTCTTATTTGTAGAAGATGTTAACGATTACGTCGTTGGCTGCCGGAGCCCCGGTATCTGCGTCCGCCACGCCTGTCGTGGCCGCGACGGAGATCGCCGTATCGAACGCGATGCCCATACCACCAGGACCGAAGTTACCGGAGATATCGTCAGTCGAGTTACCGGGGATACCTATCGTGAGGACTGGAGTACTGGTTCCGACCGTCGTGTTCGCCGCGGTCAAGTTGTAGAACTTAATCCAGCGAGTAGTCGTCGCAGTGTTCGTCACCCACATGGCGTAGACCTGCCCTGCGGTGGCCTTCACTTCCTCTTCAGACTCATCCAAGTCCAGAGAACGGAAGATCGTCAACCCGCCAGCCGTGTGTGGGTAGGGTGTAGTGATAAGCTTACGATCTAGCGTGATGCGTGCTGCCCCGGCATCCCCTTCGTCCAACGAATCCGTCGAGGCTTCGTCGGCCGTGAAGCCGGCGACCATGACCTTCGACGTACCGATAGTGAACGCCGCATCGTCCGCGAACACAGGATCGTCGATAAGCTGGAGAGCCGTCAGCGAGCTTCCGTCCACCTGTACGGCGAACGTGCCCGCATTGGTAACCGCATGGCTGGGCACCGAGGCAAGCGAAACCGGCAGGGTCTCCCCCGAGAACGCCTCGACCTTGAGGCGGCCGGCGGCGTCCATCTGGAGGGGTCCGACCTCGTTGGTCGTGTCCACCAGCGTAGTGTCGGCGTCGCGGCGGACCGCGCCTACGATCATGCCCTTGGTCGTAGTCTCAGTGTACGTTGTGGTTCCGAGAGTAGCGACAGGGTCGTCAATGAGCTGAAGCGCAGTAAGAGCAGCGCCGTCAACCTGAGTAGCGAACGTCCCGGCATTCGTGACTGCGTGAGCGTTCACCGTCACGGTCGGCATCGTCAGGACATCAACCTGCATCTCGGTGCCTGCAACAGCCCCAGCAATCGTCGTGATGCCGGCGTTTGAAACAGGAACAGTAGCCCCACTTGCGGCGATGTTGACATCAAGTTGGCTGCTTACATTGATTGCGGCGGCGAGTTCTGTCAACGCTCCATGGGAGACAGGTTGCGTAACGCCAGAGCCGTCGACAGTCACCGTGCCAGAGACAGCAACAGTGCCGTCGACCGTGATTGAGTTGCCTCCGTCGTGAATGTTAGTGTACAGGCGCCCGTTAGCATCCACGTTGAGAGTGCTAACGTCGCCGTCCACATCGGAGCCGACGGCAGCGGCGTCGCGGCGGACCGCCATCGCGAGCACCCCGACATCTCCACTGGCATGGGCTACGTCCTCGGCCTTACCCAGGTGAGTCGCACTCGTCCCTGGGATCACTCGTGTAACGTCGACGTCGAGACCGTTCGTGGCCTCGGCGGGGATCAGCGTCGCAGCCCCATCCGTTGAAATCGCCAGCTTGATGATCTGGGTGTGACCAGGCGCTCCGCAGTCGTCCGTTGCTGCGGTAACTCCGCCGGACCCTGCGTTGAGGACAACTCCATCAGCCATGTCTTACAGCTCCCCTGTTACGACGAACTTGAGGCGACCCCACAAGGTGTCGGGCAGCTTGGCCGGGACCTGCACTTCTACGATCTCCGGGCGCGGAGGAGGACGATCGAGGATCAGGCGCTCCGCCAGAGCCTTCACGCGCCCCGGCATTGCACGGCCTGGGTCCTCCATCACCTTGTACGGGTCGGTCGCGTCGATCGTTTCGACGATGTGCCCGACTGCTTTGTTGTAGTCGAAGTCCGCCCACACGCCGGCTGCAGTCTTGTAGACGTAGATGAAAACCTTCGACTGCTTCTTCATAAGTCCTCTATGTGCGGTACACGACGGGGATGTAGTCCTTCCACTGCGCGAGCCCAACGATCGACGGAAGAACGTAGATGGGGATTGCCCCAGTGTTGTTCGTTGGGTAGGTGTGCGGAACCACGGACTACTTAGCCTCGCGTTGCACGCCAGCGGCCGTAGACGGCCACGAGCACTCCGACAGCCTCGCTGAGTTCCTTCCAGTCCGTTGCATTGACGACACCGTCGCCTAGGACTTGGGCGGAGACCGCCACGAGTAGAGCGCCCAGTACCGAGTACGTGAGCTTGCCTTTGAGTACATTCTTCAACATGCGATACTCCTTGAATGTGCGAATGGGACGGACGCGCTTCCACCAACGGACCGCGCGAGTGATAGCGAATACTGTGCCTAGGTCGAGAGCCATGACACGACTTTTCCACCGAACAGAGTCACGACTGCCCAGAGAGCAGAAACGACGAAGATAACGCCGCCGATGAATCCGCGGGACTTCTCCACCGTCGCGCGGATGGCTGTTACGTTTTCTCTGATCTCTTTGATATCGGACCGCAGCGCCTCGAAGGTGACGGCATCCTGCGCAATGTGCTGCTCGAGCAGCTTCTCAATCAACATTACATGACTCCATCATGTTCGAATGAATAATGGTTGCCGTCCTGGAAGCGTCCGCCCCATCGGCATAGTTCGTGCTGTGCTTCCCACCATTCTCCCAGCGGCCGGTGGCGTTCCGTTGTCTCTACGTAATCTAGATCCCCGTCCCCATCGACATCAATGAAGAGGTTTAAATCGAGCGCCAGGCGCAGCTTGTGTCCTGACTTGGCGTGGCCGTAGCCCATTCGCACGCCTACGGCGCCATGTAGTCGTGGATCTCGATACCCATCTCCTAGGGATACGCCGAAGCCAAGCTCATGCGCCTTGTCTATGAGACGAGGGACGAGCTTGGCGAAGGCCCGTTGCTTCTCACCGAGGGTCACTGTGGTGTCTGCTCAGAGAACTGGTCGACAAGCTCGGTCGAGCCGCCGATCTGTGTGGCGAAGCTTGAGCTGCGGACGAGTGACTGGATTAGTGAGCGCTTCACGGCGGGATCGATCGTGTCCTGCACCGTCTTGACCAGAGTCGCAGCAGCAGGATCATCCATGATCCAGCGCGCCGCCGCGCGGATGGTGTCCGGCGACAGATCATCGACGTTCTCGACCGCACGCAGGAATTGCTTGTAGAGCATCAGCTGTGTGCCGACCGGACCGAAGTCCTTGACGTTGCGAGGCATTATGCGAGACAGCGCGTTGCGCGCCGCCGCCGCATTGAACTGTAGCACGCCGCTTGTAGCGTCGAACCCAGCCTCGAAGGCTTCGTTGGCAGCGTGGTAGGCCACCTGGTTGGCCGGCTTGCCGTGCATACCGGCGATGATCTTGCCCAGGGCATCCTGGGCGCGTTGCGCCAGGACGGCAGCGGTGCGAACCCCTGGCCCAACCACGCCAGCCCGCTTGGCCGCCAGGAGGGCAGTGTTGGCCTGGTTGGCCGCCGCGGTCGTCGCGCTCAGCGCGCGGGAGGTCGTAAAAATCGCCGTCTGGGCGTTGCCCTTGGCGGTAGCCACCAAAGTACCCATCCAGTTGACCGCCGCCTTAGCTGTGGTCGTCCCTGATCCAATCGCGGACTTCAATGCCCCAGGGGCCAGGCTGAGTAAGCCTGTAACCGCACCTACGGTCGCCCCTACGCTCGTATTGAGCGCGCGGGACTCGGCCTCTGTGGTAGCCTTGACTCCTTCTGTCGCGGCTCCTGTGAGCGCTCCGCGAGCCATGAGGGCTTTCCAGCCGGCTCCCAAAGAGCCACCGCCGAACGCGGCAAGCACGGTGGGCAGAGCCTCACCGATGTCTTCAGCCCCGAAGCCCTCGTCATCCAACTGGGAAAAGAGGGCGCGAGCGGACGCCTCGTGGCGGGCGCCAGCCAGCTCAGCCTCAGTACCTCCGATGATCTGCTTGGCTCCCGTACCCCACGACTCGAACGTACGGCCTGCTCCCACCAGCCCCTCGGCGACGCCTTCATTGAGCGGCACTCCCAGATTGACTGACCCGACACCTGGAATTCCTGCACGCAACTTCATGCCACTGGCATCAGCCTTGTAGCCCTGCCCGCCGAGCATGGCAGTGACATCCTGAGGCGTGAGCCCCCCCTTCTCTGAGACGCGGAGTGCCCGCTCCACCACCGCCGGGTCAGCCGAGCGCAAAAGCGCGAGTGCCTCCTGTCGGTTGCGCCCCTCGATCTTGATCGTGGCGCCGGAGTCGTCTGTGAATGCGTGAACGCCCATTAATTTCCCCAGTTACGAGCGCCAGGACGTGGCACCGGTGGTTCGCCGGTCTTGTTCTCGATCTCGTCGACCTCGAATGTGCGTGCCCGGGCGGCAACGCCGCGAGCTAGCGCCTTGTCCAGCTCGCTCTTGGCCAGGCTGGACTTGTCACTCAGAATGCGGAACTGGCCAGGAGACCATACTCCGCCCTGATCAGGGGGGAGGCCAATGCTCGAGTCTATAGATCCCCAGGTTGCCTTCTGGTTCGCCATTTGGGCGTCGATAGTCGCGAGAGCCACGCGGATGTCTCCACCCTGACCGCCGAGCATCTTCACTGCGGCTTCGAGGTCGGCGTCTGTGACGCGATCGTTGCGGGCCATAGCGAACATATACGCCAGCGAGACCATGAGAGACTCGGTGATGCCCTTGTTGCGGGCCCGCTCGTACAGCTCACGGCCGCGGGGGCCTCGCATGTAGTCGTTGATGTCGGTGCCGTCCTTCATCGTGGACATGGCCTCGGCCACGTTACCTACAACGGCATTGACCTTGCTGGCGATGGCGCTAAAGTCGGAGACCGTGTTCTGGTTGTCGACCCACGCATCCTCGGCGATATCGTAGAGCTGGTTCACCGTCACGCCCATTCGGTAGTTCTGATCGATCTCCTCGGTCAACTTTCCGAACTGCTGCACCGACACTTGCTTGCCCATGGCAGTCGCGGGATCATTCACGATGCGTAGCATGTCCTCGTACGGCATGTCGGTGATCGTCGGATCGTTCCCTACGATCTTCGCCACCTTCTCCGCGTATTCGGGGTCGTCGATCTTCACCTGACCCAGCACGTCGCCCGTCTTCAGATTCACGACGTAGCCCATGTCCTCGAAGCGTTGACGAAGGGTCTTGTCGCTCTCGTTCGCCGCGATCGCTTGTTCCTGCATCGTTTCCTGCTGCATCAGGATGCGACGGTTCTGCTCTTCACTCTCGAGCTTCTTGGCCTCCACTCGGGCAGCCGCAGCACTCGACGGGTCTACGTCACGGAGGCGGTCGGCCAGCGCCGACGTCAGGCGTCGCGTGTACGACAGCTCACTCTCCTCCTCCCCCCGCGGCAGCTCCTGCACTTCGCGCTGGGCATTCTCGATGGCTTGCGCCTTGAGCAGACGCGGATCCTGCCCGGACATCATCATGCGCCCAAGAGAGAAGAGGGTAGCCAGTCGCCGCTCGTCAGGTCCCTGCGCCGCGCCCATGATCTGGTCGCGCTCAGCGGTAATCTGCGCAAGTACTTCCTGTGGTGTGGCGTTGCCGTACTGGTCAGGCATGGTATCCCTTTAGCGCTTGAACAGGTTCTGGAACAGCTGCATCAGGGCCTGGCCACTCTGTGGGGTGGACATCCCCGCGCCGAGGTTCCCGAAGGCATCCGCCATCGGGGAAGCTGAGTAGCCTGGAGCCGCCTGAGCCTGTGTATTGAGACCTGCACCGGCCACTCGCACGTTGGTGGCGGCAGTCGCCTTGTTGAGGGCACCGCCGAACGCCTGCATCAACATGTCCTGGATGTTGGTCGCGCCCCCCATGAGGTTCTGCGCGAGGCCGACTCGCCCACTCTGCAGATCGGTCGGCAGTGACTGCAGCCCCGTAGTGGCCGCCAGGTTTTGCCCTGTACGATCGTACCCCTCCTGCTCGAGTCCCTGCAGGTTTCCGAAAGCCGTCTGCCCGCCGGAGAACAGAGACTGGAACCGGTTCATCGTGTCGGCACTTGCCGCCCTAGCCTCACCGCCAGCCGCCAGCTGGAATCCAAGGTCCTGCTGGTTCTGGGATTCGGCAAGCCGTCCCATGATGTTGGCCCCTCCGGTAGACCCAAGTCGGCCCTGTGCGAAGAGACGGGAAAGCGTGGAGTCGACCGCCCGCTGCTGCCCCGGCATCGCCTGTGAGCGCAGCAGGCCCAGTGTGCTATCGCGAGTCGAATCGAATGACTGCCCCAGCTGGCCGGCCAGACCGCTGGCCCCGCCAAAAAGCTGCCGCATCATGTCCGACTGATTTCCCGCGCCCAGGGAGGGATCCGCGCTGGGGTTCATGCGAGACTGCAGCATGCTGAATGCTTGTGCCACCTCGGGCGGCAGGCCTGCCCCGAAGTCCGTTCCGCCTAGAACTTGGTTGGCCCCTCCGCTGAACATGCTCTGTAGATCACCGAAGGCCCCGGCATCGATGTTCCCATCTTCCACGCCGATCTGGCCGAACTGCCCAGTGACCGGGTCCAGGCGAAGGCTGCGCTGATAGTTCTGTAGCTCCTGCTGAGCCTTGCGCTTCTTGCTCGCACCAAAAAGCGAACTGACGCCGCTAATGATAGACGGAATGGCAGCAGCTAGAAGGGGAAAAGCCATTAGGACTCCGTTACTTTACGAGCGTGTTGTGGGCACCGGCGGTGCGGATAGTTTCGGACGTGCGAAGCTTGGAGATCTCGGCGAGATCCAACTGGGCAAGGACCTCGGAGACCTCGTTGGTCTTCGGGTCGAACTTCAGCACACGCCGTGTAGGGGTGAGAATGTAGGAAGGCACGCCGAGCTTACGCGCCTGTGTCTTGTCGTCGTCTGAGAATGACTCTCCGCCGCCAGCCCCGCGAAAGTCTCGTCGCGTGTTGAACACCGGATGATTGTGGTACAGCGCGCGAAGACTTCCCTTAGGGATGATGATATTCGCGCGGACCTTCGCCTTCTGCTGCGATGATTGTGGAGACGTGCTCTTCGCATCCGCTCCGTCCTGGTAGATTAGGCCGATGTGTTCGAGTGACGCACCAGTGAGTCCAGCTAGCACGGAAGCGACGGTATCATCTACTGCATACGGCCCCATTACGTCACGACCATAGACAGAGACTGAGTCGTGCGAACAGTAGTCGAGGATCTCTCTCGAATGCTCAGCGTAAAGATAACCGTCCCTGCGGAAAGCTTAGTCCAGAGGCGTGTAGTGGACAGATCAATCCAACTTCCTGCGGATGGATCATCGCTGAAGGTGCCAGAGGTTACATCAGTCTTGACCTGGTATTCTGCGGCAATGACTGCGGTGGCCGGAGTCACCCAGTCTTCTGTATCTGCTCCCCCACCCCCATTGCCAAACGTATGTACTCCGGCGTTGCTAAGTTGCGCGGAGCAGCTCGGCGTGTTACTAGAGCTTGTGAGCGCTGGGTTAATAACACCAGGAACACCGCTCACCATAGCTGCCAGAGCGCCGCTCATTACGAGATTCCGGCGCCGCTGATAAACCACTCAGCGCTTGCGACCTTCTCCAGCACCGCAACCCCGTTATCAGAAAGCGTGCGTGTGCCAGTGGTGCCAGTTCCAGCGAGGGTCAGCGTGTCCGTCGTAATGGCGATCGAAAGCGTCCCACCGCCGTTGTTCACCACTCGCACGATCGTCCCGACCGGGAACGCCACCGAGGCGTTGGCGGGGATCGTGATGGTCTCACCAGCTCCGCCGGCCGCCTTGTAAATCGTCTTCCCGGCGTCCGTCAGAACAAGTTCATAGCTCACGTCTTGCACGTTCTGCGGCGTGCCCTTGTAGCCGACTTCGCTAGACGACGTGTTGGGGCTTGTTACTGTCCCTGACAGATCCAGGTTACCATTGAAGTCAAACGTCGTGACAGTAATGTCCAGCTCGCCAGTGTTCGCAAACGTGACCAGCATGTCGGTCCCGTTGTGCGTGAAGTCCATGTAGTCGGTTACCCCAGCATCGTAGAAGCGGGTACCACGGAAGTAGTTCGTGCCAGTGAACGTGTTAGGTGCACCGGCCAACTGTGGGACAACAGCTGCGTCGATGAGCAGAGTTGTACCCGACGACGTGAGTCCGGTACTCAGCGAGAAGCCAATAGTGGCATTCGCGGACTCATCCCAGCCCAGGACGCGATCGGCACCAGGGTCAGCCAGGGCTTGAATGTCACCGACCATCCCAGCATTGTAGTCAGCCCAATTCGCAAGGCGCAGCGGAGTAAGCAGCACGACATTGGACGTCTCTGCTTCGGCCTGCGCCTGTGTCGCAAGGTCATTGCTGTCGAACTTCGACGTGATGGCGGTTGAAATTGCCGCCAGCTCGTCGTCGATGTCCGAGCCCAGGATCAGCTTCTCCGGGTTGCCGGTGGCCAACACATCTTTGGCGGAGTAGTCGTTGACCTGTGTGAAGTCTGACATTAGGCGTACGCTCCGATCTTCGAGAATATTTCAAGCTGCTGAATGGCGATCTGGCTGACCACTGTCGCGCGCAGCCCCACCATGATGTATTGCCCCTGGCCGTTGGCCGGGAACTTGCGAATGCGAAGCGCTAGAGCCCCGGACCACTCAGCTTCCCCCCACTCTCCCTCACCCCACTCTGAACCAGTGCCGGAAGCAAAGGAAATAATCTTCATGCGGGTGTCGCCCTGGAAGTCGAAGTCCCACCGGAACGTGACCGTCGTCGCGGACAGCACGTAAACCAGGACGCCAAGGCGCTTCAGGATCTTCAGTCGGTTCGACACCTGTTCCGAGATATGCATGTACGGGCTCTCGTAGTCGAATACGAACGAGGTCCCGTTGTCGGTATCGAGGCCGGCGTAGTTGCCGATGATGCCGGCTCGGCCAAGCAGCAATCGATTGTTCTCTTGATCCCAACACCATGCGGTCGGAGCAAGCGTCCATGTCGTGATCGGGAGTAGGACCTGGTTATACTCCTGCGCCTGGAACGGTCGGTTGAAATGAAACACCCATGTATTCTGAGCGTGCACAGGGAACGTCAGGATGTAGATGCCGCGAGTCGGATCCACTACTGAACGGATTCGGTTCTTGCTGGTCTCCTCAGTGAGGTTCTCGAGGAACGTCGTGTGAATCGCCCGGCTCCATGTGCTGAGCGGGGCTGACTTCTCCTGAATGACTCGACTTAGAGAATGCACTCCGTGCAGGCCGGCGAACATCATGTCGGCGTCACCGATGTACTGCACGGTCCACTGAGACTCGCAGCCTACGCCTGTGATGATGTCGACTACAATCAGCTCCTCTGGGTCTACACCGAGCTGGTTGCCGACATTGTCCGACCAAATCACAACGTGTCGGTGGCCGAACACTATCAAAAATCCGTTGAACGCAAAGATCCCAGTGACCTGGTCAGTGCCATTAGTCCAGACGTTACTCATATCGATCGAGCCAGCGCCTGTCGTCCAGTGAGTCTCGTCTAGAAGCGCTGAGTACTTGATGGTCTGATAATCTGAATCAAGTGCCCACACGCGACCGAAAGCGCAAAGACCAATGCCGCCGGCAGAAGTAGGAGCAGTCCCACTAGCTTCAGTGACAGTTGCAAAATTCCCAGAAGTGCGGACAATAGGCTTCTGCCCAGCCTGAAAGCCGATGCACCTGCCGTTGAAATTTTGAAACCACCAGGTACCATCTGTGTCTGTCACCGAGCCAGAGATGTCGTTGCTACCAGGGGCGTCGACGCCGGTGCCTATGCCTCCGTCCCACGCCACAATGTTCGTGTAGGCTCCAGCTTCTGTGATGTGCTGGAAGATTGTCTTCACCGCCGGGGTAGCGGTAATAGGGGTGCCGGTCAGGTTGCTATACCCGCGGCGGGACGCCAAGCGGCCACTCGCATCGATGGTTGCGTTGGTGGCGTTCACCGCCCACGATGGGGCAAGCAGAGACCCCTGCTGCTCGTAGTTGACCCCGCGGAATCCCGGCGAGATCAGGTCGACCGGAGCGAGCTGTCCAGGCATTACTGCGGCACCAACGAATCGAACCCCTGCTCCGCAATCTCCTGCGCTACGGCATCAGCCAATAGGTCGCGGTACCGCTTCTCNGCCTTGTCGCCGCGAGGGCCAAGCTCCTCACCGCGGTCCTCCATCGCCCACCACGACGCCCCGTACTGCACAGGCAATACCGGCACCTTAATGTCTGTCGACAGATCTCCGGTGTCTGTCGCCACTAAGTCTGGCGCCTGAGGGACCAGCAGGTCAATCTCGATGTTGCGCGCCGTGTTCACGCGCGGATGCACGTAGAGCGTCACGCCGGTCGCCGTGCGCTCGATCGCGAAGTGCGACGGCTGGGCATTCGTGGCCGTGTTCGACGCCTCCTGGTCAATACGCAGCAGGGTTGCCAGATCCATCAATCGAAGTGCGTATTGGGCGCTAGTGTTCGTCACGTCGAAGCAGAGAGGATCCGCACGCTGGCAGTGTTCCTCGTTCTCGTACCAGAGCTGCGTCTTGCGGTTGACGCCTGACAGCGCGATGCTGTTCCCGTTGGCTGCTACTGTAGCGGCCACGCGAGAACGGAGGACGCGCCAGGGCGCGGCCCCTTCCACTTCCTCGAGGAAGTCCAGTACGAATTGTGCCGCCTTCAGCTGATAGGTGTCCGTGACCGCAGCGATGACCGGGTCGTCACCCTGGCCGACGGCAGTCAGCACCTTGTTGATCAGCTCCATGAACGTCAAGATCGTCTCTCCAAGGTAATCTGCTCTTAACGGCACCCTATCTAGGATAAGGCACCCTAAAGAGCAGGCGGGGATTGCTCCCCGCCCGCTACTGACCTAGGTCAGATTAGGTCGACGGGACGACGAACGGGACGACGCTCGCACTACGGAGCTGCTTCGTTCCGTAGATCGTGTCGGCAGTCATCAGGTCCGCGAGGTACTCCTGCTTGTACTGCTTCTGCACACGAAGGCCGAGCTGCTCCACGAGGACCGCAGCGTCAGTCTGGAAGGCCAGACCGAGNTTGTTGTCCGCGTTGCCCGTCGAGTCATCGACGATGGGCAGCTGTGTCGAGACGTACACCGGCATGGCGTAGAGGTTCCCGACTAGACCGTTGCGGATGCTGTTCGCACCGTTGGCCTCACCCGTGAACGCCTGCTCCGTGAAGCGCGCTAGACCCAGGAGGTCCTGCTTCACGATGGTCGGCACGACCATCACGCGACCCGCAAACGGCACGTTGCCGTCGTCTAGGAGCTTGATGTACGCGCGGATGCCTGCGTCGGTGATGTCGGTCGAGGCGGCCTGATCCCAGGACGTGCCGTCGCCCTCGTAGATCGTTGGCATGCCGGTCGATGTGGACTCGATCACGCCTGTCGAGGCCGTGTACACCACACCGGTGGCGCCGAACACGGCAAGGATCAGGTCGATATCGACCTGGCGGCCAAGCGCGTATCCCGCGTCGTCAGTGTAGAAACGGCGCAGCGACTCGAGAGCCTGCACGTCGGCGAAGTCCTCGATGAGCCGGCTGTACTCGTAGTGCTTGTCGATCGAGATCGTCAGGCCGGTGTCTGTGCCGTGCGCGATCAGCGTGACCTGAGTCTCCGCTGTCTTGCTCGACGCGCTACCGCGGGTCGGGGTCGGGACACGAATCGTGTCGCCCTTCTTGCCCTTGTGGTTGAGCATGCGGACGAGGTTTCGCATTACGAGGTTGGCCTTGTAGGCCGCGATGATTTCGTCGCTCCAGATTTCGGGAATGAAGTTCCCGATTTCCGAAGCTACGATGTGGTCTGATCCAAGAGACATAGTTGTCTACTCCTAGTGGGGATGATTGGGATGTGGTTGGGGAGACGTTACTTGACCCGACCTTCAGCGTACGCACGGAGGATTTCAGCCTGGAATGCGGGGTCCGAGTACACCTGTGGCTTCTCCATCTTGAGCTTGATCAGGTCGGCACGACGATACGTCGGTCCCTTCCCTGTTCCTGCTCCCCCGGCATTCGCCGCAGTCTCGAGAGCGGCCTTGCGGGCAGCCTCGGTTGCGGCCGGGTCGGGAGCGGTCTTGCCTGTGCCACGGTTGGGATCGGCAGCCGGATTCGGAGCCTGTCCCTTGATGGCCTTGTACTCAGTCAGCAACTCGTCGGCTACGACGAAATTGCCCGTGCCGGCTAAAGCCGCGGCACGCTGACGGAGCGGCGAGCTGTGAACCCACGACATGAACTCAGGGGTCTGAGTTACGGTCGCGAAGTCAGAGTGCTTCGTGACGAAATGACGCTCGGCGTCAGCCGTTGCACGGGCAGCATCTCGCTGATCCATCTCCGCACGAAGCGCGTCTTCCCGCTGCTTCCAATATGCGTCGAGAGTTTCGGTCGGCCTATCGACGAGGTCTCGAGCGTTCACCTTTGGCACCGTCTTCACAGCAGCGGGTGTTCCCTCGAGATCAGTTGATCGCTTGTCCAGGGCCAGGATCTGGTCGGTGAGCTTGCGCTGAGTACCGAGATCGTTCGCCATGCGTCCGTACGCAGACTGGAGCGAGGAGTAAGCCTCGGCCTGCTTGCGTAGAGATTCCGCTTCGTCACCCGTCCAGAACTTGTCCTGNATGTANTCGGGCTTCGATGGCGGGGTGCCAGNCGGCGTCTTCGACTTGTCGTCGGCTACCGGTGGCTTCTTCGTGGCGTCCTTCAGGGTTTGCTCTAGTGCCGCAAGATCGCCTGGGGCGGTTTCGGGGTTGGTTACCCGCGTTCCTACTGATGTCGTCGTCATCACTTCTCCCTACCGGTCCAACGCGTGGACTTGTGGTAGCAGACAGCTATGCACCTTGCGAAGGGGGCGCGTCGTACCCGGGACCGTAGTCGCCGTGTTCGCGCAGGATCTTCTCCTGCCGCGCCGTTTCCTTCCGGTGAATCTTCTCGAACCGATCTACGAACTCAGGGCCGGCGTTGCTCCCTTGAGCCATGCCGGACCAGTCGATGCGCGGTGCGCGAAGAAACACTCGCTCTGCGGGGCTCTTGCACTTTGGACACGGTGCAGTTGTGTCCGAACTTCGAATGAAGTCGTCAAAAACGTGCCCGCATGAGCACAGGAAGTCATGCAAAACGGCCACTACTCTAGGCCATCCTGCTCTGCGTTCGCTTCAGCGCGGTTGGTTTCCGCCATCTGCTCGAACGCTGTCATAAACTCTTCGGCCAACTTCGAGACCTGCTCCCACGCAAGGCGTGAGCCGCGGTTCTCTAGGACCTTCTCCCACGACGAGGCGTTCGCCCCGTCGACTCCGTGCTGGACAATCTTGGCAGAGGCGAACTCTGTCACGAGGCGCCAGCCGGCGGATTCGAATGTCTCCTGGAACTTGACGAAGCGATCTCGCTCTCGTTCATCCAGCCAAGACATCAGTTCGTGCGTCGGCATCGCTGCCGACTCGTCGGGGCCTACCCCGACCAGGACTTCGTTCGTCATATACACTCTCCCAAGTGAAANTACTTCTTCGCTGTTGCGGCAGGCTTCTTGGCCTGCTCTTGTGCTGTCCTGAATGCGAGATGGGCCTTGGCCAGCTCGATCTTGTTCTTCTCGCGAGCCACATCGAGGCTCTCGAGTTCGACGGTAAGGCGGGCCATCTCAGCCTGCATCTCATTGCTGTCAGTTCCTGCGTCCGACATCGCCTTCTGCGCATCAGCGAGAAGCTTCTGGACCGTGGCGATCTTGACGCGGTTGTCGAGGACCTTGCCCTCGGCGTCAGCGGACACAGCCATGAACTGGAGATCCTCGAGATCCTTCTGGCGCTTCTGAGCCTCGGGCGGCGGAGGCGCCGTCGCGGCGTCGATCGCCTGCATGACCTCGGTCTTGTTGTGGATGCTGGAGAGGTCGATGATGCCCTTGGCAACGGCTGCAGTGACCTGCGGATATGCCTCCGGCATCATGCCCATGAGCTGTGTAAGCTGCATGGCCTCAACCTCACGGGCCACAATTCCAAGAGTCGCCATCACGCGGAAGTCGAAGTCCTGCGGATAGCGGCGCGGTGCGAACTGCATGTAGCGCCACATTGTCTGCTTGAGTAGCGGCTGCATGAGGTTGTCGTTGACGTTGCGGATCGCGCGCTTCGAGCGCTTCACGAAGGCGCCCATAATCAGCGATGCCTGCTGCGGCCCGTTGCTGTCCTGGCCCTTCAGGCTCGAGGCAGTGTCGAACGCCCCGGTCCCCATCTGCACCATGCGCTCCATCTCGGAGGCTTGGTTGAAAGTGTTCGGCTCGACCGCTCCGATCTGGACTGGGTTGAGCACGTCGGCCGGTGGGCCTTGGGTGATCCACACCTTCCCGGGCTTGATCTCCATCTTGAAGCCGCGGGGGACACGACCACCATCGATGGCGATCATCGGAGAACTGATGAAGCCGAGAGCGTCAATGCGCGCACGGATCTCTGAGTCCAGCGCCAGCTGTGGGTTGAATCCCTTCTCGGCGACGCCGCGTCCCCAGAAGCGGCCAGGGACCTTCTCGAACTGGAACGCGATGATCGAACGATCATGCATAGTGAACGGGTTGACCATGGCGCGCAGAAGCACGTTCTGGTTCGCGATCGTCACGATCGCCTCAACCATCGCACCACCGTCGTCGGCCAGAATGTCGTCGATGCTGTTCACGACCGCGACGCGGATGTTACCGTTCTCGTCACGGGTTACACGCTGTGTTGATGCCCCGTGCAGGAGGGATACCGGCACCTTACCGTGGTACTCGAGGATTTCGACCTCATCGCCTTCGTCGGCGGCGAGAAGGCTCTGCGGGTCCTGGCGGTCGATGTCTGTATCAGAGCCTCCCTTCCAGTTCGACCCATGCAAATACTGCTTCGCGTCAGCTCGGTACGTCCCCTGCTCGATCTTCTCGAGCACGACGTGCAGAGGCTTCTTGACCTTGTGGAACATGCCGAGCATTTCGCCCGTGTGGCGACCGGCCGGATCTGGCACGAACTCGTCTGGACGGATGGCCTCCCAGGTCACGCGGACGACCTCGTCGCCCTGCGTCTTCAGGGACTTCGACACGTCGTCGCGAGTCATCTTCTGCTCGCGAACGACTTCGACATTCATCTTGATGATGCCCGTGCCGAAAATCGCCGCGTTCAGCACGGCCTCACCGACGGCGTCAGGAGCGTTAACCTTGGCCAGATCCTCACGCAGGTTGTCCCGCGCCAGGAGCGCGTCGAGCTTCTCCTGGTCCTGGATGTCATCCGTAATGTCGAACCAGACCTCCTTGCTAAAGAGGCCCTCCTCGATCTCGGACACGGTCATTTCGATAGCCTGTGACAGCGCCGGGGCAATCAGACGCGAGCGCTCACTGACTCGATTGCGATCTTCCTGCGCCCACTGCCCTCGCCACAGGCGCCAGTAGCGCCCCCAGCGGTCCTTGTACCCATCGTCACGGTGGCGCTCCCACGGCTGGAACTTACCTACGAGCCACGACACAAGACCGGTTCCTGTCTGCGTCGGCGACGTCGGCCGGCCGTCGGCGGACGGCGGATCGACGAGGATGCTCTGGCCTGACGTTGGAACGAAGCTCATGCAGATTCCTGTAGTTGGCGGCAAGCCTCTTCGTTCTGTGCGTGCCAGGTCGCGATAGGAACGCCCCGCGGGCGCATGAGGTCGACGCGGCACAGCGATGGGCGGGTCTCGTAGATCGCGCAGAGGTTGTCGCGCGTCAGGTGCTCACACTCTGTGGTGCCGGGCTTGGTCTTCGTAGGGAAGCCCGGGAGGAGCCCGATACGGCGGCAACAGGCACCACAGTTGGTGCAGCGGAACTTAATAGCCGGCATCCAAATCCTGCGGTTGCCAATCGTCGGCAGGTAATTCCCCGTGGTAGAACGGAGTGCTCATCTGGTCGACATACGCGACGGCGTCAAGCAGGTCGTCGTGGGCGAGCGGATCCGGGAAGTCATCGCACTGCTCGAGGAACGCCTCATTCCAAGGCCCCTTCAGGAGTACAATGCGGCCACGCTCACCGCGCCCCTGTAGACCGCCCGTAATGCGATCAATCTTCCTAGCGCCACCATGAGAGAGGGGCTCTGGAGTAACGAAACGGGAGAAGCGTCGCATCTCATCTTCGAGATACGGTCCGATCGCGTTAGCAAGAGCCCCCTTCTCAATGCCCAGCCGGCAAGAAGGACGCTGGCTGACAGTACGAATAATGCGAAGGGCGGTCTCTCGGGCGTCCCAGTGTCCATGCTGAATGTCCAGAATGTACCAGGCGTCCGTGGTGACGAACGTCGTTGCGATGACCGTCTCGTCGGAACGGATGCGCTTGTTGCCGGACTCCTTGACGAAGCCAGCAAGATCGACCGTAACGTAGACGTGGCCTTCGTGGCGGGTCTCTGTCGGCACGATGTGATTGGTGCCGATGCGGGTGCTCGCACCGGCCATGAAGCCCGGGACGGCGCCTACGATCGGGAACCACTCGCGCTTCAGCACCGCGCCTGAGCCGGATACGAAGTCGGCCTCGATCTCCTGACGGATGACATGCGACGGCCGATTCGACGTGTTCATCATGCGCTGGATTTCGCGCGCATCGAGGAACGGGTTATCGATCGACTTGAAGTGAAACGCCTCCCAGTCGGCCCAATCCTTCTTCGGCTCGTCTCCGCCGACCCCATGATGGAGCGCAGCCATGAAGAGCTTGTAGAAGTGGTTCTTGCCCTTCGGCGTACCGATGAAGAGGGCCTCCCCCTTGACGTCCATGAGCGCGGGCTCGATGATCGTGTCCCAGGTATCGGGCTTCATATCGGCGAACTCGTCGAGGACGACGTATGACAGCGCAACACCGCGGAGGGAGTCAGGGTTGTCCGCCCCTTTGATGTAGATCTTGCGCCCACTTCCGACGAGCTGGATCCACCCGTCGTTGATGTTGAAATTGGCGATCAGGCCGCCGGTGCTTGCGGGGCCGAGAAGCTCGAATAGCTTTGGCCACATGATGCGCTTCGCCTGGTCGAACGTCGGAGCGACGTAATAGACGCCGTGCTCCTGAGTCAGGTGGTAGACTCGCCGGTTGCCCGCCTCGTCGACCCAGTCCTTGACCGTGCGCAACCCTTCCTCCGCGAGCTTCACAGCCGCGAGGTGTGACTTGCCGAATCGACGACCCGCCGCGCACACCTTGAAGCGTGCAAGCGAACCGTAAATAGCAACCTGACCAGGGTGCAATTCGACGGAAAAAACTGTGGACCCATCAGCTGCGAGCGTAGTCTGCGACACCCTGAATCTCCTCCGGGGTAGCATCCCGCTTGATACTATTAGCCCGGAACGAGATCACACGAACATTACCAGGCACGTATCCGAGGGAAGGCCGTACTCGATCCAACGAGTACGCTGACTGCAAGTCTCCTTGATTCAGAAGAATGCGGAGAGTTGGGCACCGTTCAGGTACTACCAAGTCTTCCTTCGTGATGGTACACGGCAAGCCGCGCTTCTTTGCGCGAGCGCGGGCCTGTGTGATCAAATGACTGATAGGTTCGCGCTGCTTGAACGCGGCCATTGACTTGCGAGACGCTTGCCGTTGGCACAAGGTGCCATACCCGTTGCTGTAAGCAACAGGCTCAGCGTGGTAACGGCCACATGCCGTATCGGCGGCGGCCTCTCCCAAGGCAGTCTCCTACTAGGTGCTTCCCTTCGGACGATTCGTCGACTGGTTGTCGCTCTGACCGCTCTTACCCTGGAAGTCTGGAACCGTGCGGACGGGCGCGGACGGCGCCTTACCGACGAGGTTTCCGCCCTGGGCCTGACTGTCGCGGTGCTGATTGCTCTGTTCTGCGCTCACTGTGTGGGCTCCTGTGGTGCTGTTGGTGAAAGGATCTGAAAT